TCTTGGTGCCGCCGGATGACCTGGTCCCCGGCAACGTCCACTCCTTCAAGATCCAGCTGACGCCGACGGCGCCTGACGGCACCACCACGGTGTTCACCATGATGTACAGCCATCCGGTGTACGGCCCGCAGCCCGCCAACATCACCGATGGCGCGCAGTTGCAGGTGTCGATCGACGGCATCGTGCAGGAGCCGGGGCGCGACTACACCGCCGCGGGCAATGCGCTGACGATGATTGAGGCGCCGGCCACCGGCGCGAGGTTCTGGGTGGTGTGGTTCTCCAACGCGGTGCTGACCCGATGAGCCAGAACGCCCGCCTCGCGCAGTGGATTCCGACCACCGACGACGCCGACCCCGGCGAGGTGGTCAACGTCACCGGCATCAGCGGCACCGGCCGCATCATTCCGACCGTGTTTGGCAGCGCATCCCCGGCCCGGTCGGCCCGCAAGGGCCGAAAGGCGATCAGGGCGATCGCGGCGTGCCGGGGCCGGTCGGCGCCACCGGCGGCGAATTTCCAGACGCGCCCTCGGACGGCCAGCAATGGGCGCGCCAGGACGCAAACTGGACCGTGGTAGACACAACCCCGCCGCCGGTGATTGATGGCGGCACTTTTTAGCAAACCATGATGGTGGAGGACGACAATGGCAGTGCATTACGAAGTAAGGCCCGGCGAGACGCTGGCAATCCGCGGCCCCGCCAGCGTGACGGTGAAGGGCGGCGAGGTGCCGCTGATCGGTGACGTCGGCGCCAACGTCGAACCGCCGGTGCTCGCCAGCATCGACCCGGAGACGGCGGCGATCGTGGACCCGGAATTCACGCTGACGGCAACCGGCGCCGATTTCGAGGCCGGCAGTCGCATCGTTCTGGGGCTGACGGACGCGCCGACCACCTTTGTTGACGCAAATACGCTGACGACAACGATTAACCCGGCACTTTTCGCCCCCGGCGATGTTGCCGTAACGGTCAGGACCGGCCCTTCGGTGTCTGCGGCCTCGAATCTGACGTTTACCGACGCGGCCAGCGGAGGTACTGCGAAAAAGCGGAGGCATTGATGCCGAAGAAGGTCAAAAAGGCCAAAAAAGTAGCTAAAAAGGCGGCTAAAGTGGCCCAAAAGGCCAAAAAGGCCGCCGTGAAGCGATCAGCGCCGAAAACGAGGAAAAAAGCCATGGGTGGACGTAAATCCGACGACGACGAGCCGAAAAAGACCCCCGAAGTCGCGCCAGACAAGCCCAGGACGCCCACCGGCGAGCTGGCAGGCGCCAAGATCGATCAGAACGACCCGATGGGACAACCGCCGGATACCCCGCTGTCGCCCACTGAAGCGGCCATTGCCGAGCAGGGGGACGCCGTGGATCTGTCGGGATCGCCGGGATCGGCCGGTGAGCCGGTGCCGGTCTACAGCCCGCCGGACGAACCCGACGCGGCGTGAATAACGGCGTTTTTGTTATCGGCGCGGCGGTGACAGCTTTGCTGCTGCTGGCCGTCGCGCTATGGTTGCTGCCATGACCGACCCGGTGCGCCCGAACCGTCTGCTCAATCCGAACGATTTCGTCGGTCCCCGCAACGTGCTCAACGAGCTGTACGCCACCGCGGACGCGGCCAACGCGATCGCGGCCGAGAAGGCCGAGTACGACTCCAATTTCCCGCCGCCTGCGTCCTCCGCACAAGCGACCTACACCCCAGGCTTCGTCAAGCCGCCGGTGCCGCCGGAGGGACGCCCGGTATCGGAGCCGGTTGACGGCCCGGTATCCGCGGGCCGGCCTGTTGTGTATAACCGACCTCACGTAATCGACGCCGCGATCCAGAGACGGATCAGGCGTGGCTATTACGACTGAGTTTGATTGCGACTTGATTGAGGGGCCGTCATGACCAGCCGTTACCGGCATCGCCGAACGTCGTCTGCCTCCACGCCATTTCCCAACCCGATCGAGCCGGGCGAGATCGCGGTCAACACCGCCAACCGGCAGCTCGCGGTCGGTGACGCTTCTTCCGGCGGCGTCGGCACGCCGCTGCCGTTTCTTGGCGTGCGGATTTTCTCCAACACCGCGATCTACCTTCTCAATGATCTGGCGACCTTCACCGGCATGATTTACCGCGCCAAGGTCAACAACGGCCCTGGCGAGTTCGATCTCGGCAACTGGGAGCCGGCCTCGGCGCATCTTCTGGTGTCCGACAACGCGCCATCCGCGGCCAATGACGGCTCGCTGTGGTGGGATTCGACCGAAGGCGTGCTCTACGTCCGCTACCGGGACGCCGACGGCGCGCAATGGGTGATCGCCTCGCCGCAGCCTGACATTGACTCGCTGGTGCGCAAGAGCGGCGATGCCATGACCGGCCGCCTCACACTAAGCGCCGATCCCGTCAACGCGATGCACGCCGCCACCAAGCAGTATTCCGACGCGGCCTCCAACAACAAGGTGCTGCGCGCCGGCGACACCATGACCGGCAACCTCGCCATCAGCAAGGTTTCTCCCCTGCTCACGCTGGAGACGCCGGCGCCGGGGCAGGACATGGGCATCCGCAGCGTGATGAACAGCAAGCTGCGCTGGAGCATGCAACTCGGCAACGGCACGCCCGAGAGCGGCGGCAACGCCGGCGCCAATTTCGTGATCAATCGCTACGGCGACGACGGCGTCTTTATCAGCGCGCCGCTCTACATCGTCAGATCCAGCGGCGACACCACGATCGCTCACAACGCCTACATCAACGGCGGCGTTTTCGCCGGCGCCGCCGGCAACGCCGGCACTTACTATTTTGGCAACAGCGGCACCAAATATCTGACCTACGACGGCACCAGCTTCGCGCTCAACGGCGGCAATTTGCTCGTCAACGGCACCATCCAGCTCGGTACTGGCGGCACCGTCATCGGCAACTCCAGCATCGAACTTGGTCAGCCGGCGGTGGCATACACGCCGTTCATCGACTTTCACTCCTCCGGCACCAGCAATGATTGGGATGCGCGCATCATCTGCAACGGCGGCACGGCGACCGCAGGCAAGGGCACGCTGGCTTTGCAGGCCGGCGTGCTTAATCTTAACTCCATCGGGCACTTCAAGTGGATGCCTGCTGATACCCTTGCCGGCTCCTGGTACGACAGTATCAACGGCGCCGATCGGTTCTTTGTCGGCGCTGACAGCGTGGCCGATCAGTGGCGCGTCTACGCGGCCGGCGGCGGCAACGCGCTACAGGTCAACTACAACGGCACCGTCACCATCCCCGGCGCGCTGACCGTAGGCAGCTTTAGCGGCACCACCGACGGCAGCATCATGATCAACTCCAGCGGTTACGCGCGTTTCCGCTCTATATCGGCCGGTGTGCGTGATTGGAAGTTTGGCGCCGCGTCGAACGGCAGCTGGGTAATCACCGACGAGAGCGCCGGCGCCTTCCGCTTCAACATCGATACCGGCGGCACCGTCAGCATCAACGGCGGCCTGACCTGCGGCACCACCGCCGAAGGCGTGCAGGGCGTCTACGGCAAGGGCTTTCATTGCAAGCAGGGCCTCAATGGTGGCTATGAAGGCAACTGGTTCAACACCAACTGGAACGGCATCTACATCTGGGGCTGGATCAACACCTCGCAGGTCGGCTACATGCCGACGCCGTCCGACTACCGCATCAAGAAGGACGTCATCGACCTCCCCGGCATGTGGGACACCGTCAAGAACCTGCGCCCGATCAAGTTCAGCCAGCAGGAGTTTTCGCCACCGTCGCACGTCGAATATATCGCCAGCGAGCGGTCAAAGCTGGCCAAGCTGGCCGAAGACCCCGAGGCGCCGCAGCCGACGGCGCAGCCCAACCTTGGCCCGCTGTTCATCAACGATGACAACGAGCGTTGGGGCTTTATCGCCCATGAGCTGCAGGACACGCTGACGATGTCCGCAGCATCGGGCGTCAAGGATTCACCTAACATCGTGCAGTGCCCCGAGCCGATGACCATCATCGCGGCGCTGACCAAGGCGTTGCAGGAGGCGATGACGCGCATTGAGGCGCTGGAAGCTGCGGCGCAGCCCGCCAGAAGGAGGGCGTAACCATGGCGATGCAGTTTCCATCCAATCCGGCCGTCGGCGACAAGCACCCGCAGCCGCCGATTATGGGGCAGCCGATCTACACGTTCGACGGCGAGAAATGGACCACGGCCGGCGGCGCCGTCGGCGCCAAGAACCCGGTCTGGACCGACGGCTCCGCGCCGATGGCAGCGCAGCTGACGCTGGTGACGCCGCCGGTGGCCCCCACCGACGCCGTGGCGACACCATGACGGGGGCGCTCAACGTCAGTGTCGCTAGCTATACGCCGTCGATTATCCTGACCGCCCCGGAAGGCCAGAAGACCTTGCGGCTTGCCGGAGACGCCGGGGCCACTTTTGAGGTCATCAACAACGCCAATAACGCGGCGATCTTTCGGGTGACCGAGCAGGGGACCACCGTAGCCAAGGGCCTCGCCTACGCAACCACGCCGCTTCTCACTGTGAAAGATACGTCTCTTGCCACCACCGAGTGGGTCAAGACCTGGGCCGCGCCTTCCGACGCCATGGGCTGGAGCGGCATGCAGATGAACGGCCGCTGCGATGTCAGCCAGGAGAACGGCAACAACCCGGTGACCGCGTCGGGCAAGTACATCTGCGACGGCTGGGTTATGATGATCAACGGCACCGCGGCGATCTCGGCGTCCCGGCTCAACAACGTCTATTTCCCTGGCATGCCCAACTACATCAATGTTTTCGTCACCACGCCGCAGGCGACGATGGGCGCGGACCACTATTATCAGATACTCCACTCCATCGAAGGCAACCGCATTGCGCGACTGAACTGGGGGAACGCCGCCGCGCAGCCGCTGACCTTCGGCTTCTGGTCGATGCACCATCGCACCGGCATCTATTCCGGCAGCCTTACGAATGGACCCGGCGACCGGGCCTTGGCATTCACCTACACCCAGGCCGGTGCCGATGTTCCGCAGTTCAATGTCATCACCGTCCCCGGCTGTACGGACGGGAATTGGGCTACCGACAACTCACTGGGCCTGACGTTTCACTTCGCGCTGGCGTGCGGTACGACCTACACGGCGACGTCGTCCGGCGTTTGGTCAACCAAGAACTGCGCCGCGGGGCCTGGACAGGTGAACGCCGTCGCCGCGACCACGGACACGTTCCGCCTCACCGGCCTGATCATTCTCTCCGGCACCGAGGCGCCTGCGGCAGACCGTGTGGCCCATGTCCTGCGGCCCGTCGATCAGGAGCTGGTGCTGTGCCGACGGCATTTCTACAACGGCGTGCCGCCGGTCAAGGGCAACCTCGGCGGCTCCACTTCAGGCAACCGGCTGTCGGCGCGACACCCGGTGCAGATGCGTATGACGCCGGCGCTGTTGATGACTGCGGCGCTGCCGGTCTATGACGGTGCTGTCGCGTCCACGATTTCCACGATCGGCACCAACTACAGCTCGGTCGACACGCTGGAGTTTGAAGCCACCATGGCGTCGGCGATGTCGATCGGCCGGATGGTCGGTCCGTACCAGGGAGCTGGTGGTAATCTTAACGTCGATGCGAGGTTCTGATGGCAGACTATCAGTTCACCGGGAACGGCGGCGTGATCCGCAAGGCGGACGGCATGTCGATCCCGCCGGACCAGGGTAACAGTTACTGGATCGAGTACGAGGCATGGGCCGCCGACGGCGGCGTGGCCGATCCCTATACCGGGCCGCCGGGCCTGCCGAGCGTCGAGGACATGCTGAAGCAACGGTGAAGCCATGGTCATCAAGGAGAGCGCGGAAGCGGTGACGCAGGCTGCCAAGATCATGCAGTCGACGCCGCTGGCGTTCGCCCTGCTCATTGTCAACGTCGGCTTTTTGGCGTTTGCTGCCTACGTGCTGGGCGAGGTCAGCGCCAACGCGCAAGAGCGCAACAGAAACCAGATGGAGCTGATCGGAAAGCTGTCTACGCAGTGCGCCCCAATAGCGAGGCCGCAATGAAAGTCTTTGCTCTGCTGCTCCTGGCGCTGACACTCAGCGGATGCATCGTCACCGATCGCGAACAGCTTTACTATTCCAGGGCAGATGTCGACGCCCTCAACGCCCGCTCCGAGTGCCGGATGCTGGCTCGAAATCTGGTGCAGATCGCACGCTGCGACGGGAGATAGCCATGACCTTGGGCCTTGCCTTCTGGATACTGATGCTGATCTGGTTCGTCTTCGGTGTGCTGGTTCATTCCGGCTGGGCTGCGCCCTACGGCGCGATCGGCAACATGCTGCTGCTGTTCGTGCTGTTTCTGCTGCTCGGCTGGAAAGTGTTCGGCGCCCCCCTTCATGGATAGGAGATAACAATGCCCAAGAAATCCGGCGGCAAAGGCCCGCCAGCAGTGGCCAAGCCGGTCAAAACCAGCGCCGCGGTGCAACGCGCACGGCAGGGCAAACCCTCCAAAGGCGGCAAGAAAGGCAAGTAAAATGGCTAAAATGACCAAAGCCCCCAGCATCAACATCAAGCCGCCGCCCGGCATCAAGGCGCCGCCGCCGAATTTCTCCAAGACCCAGGACACGTTCAGCCACCACACCTCGCCGAACAAAGGCCCGCAGGCGGTGGACCCGATCGTCAACGCGGTCAGTTCGGCGCCGAAGGTCAAGATCCGCACGCTGCCGGACGCGCCGATGGCCAAGTACAAACACGATTCGGACAAAGACGGGATGTGATGCAGGACGACAAGGAGCGGCAGCTCAAGCTGCTCAGGCGCAAGCGTGCGATCCTCACCGCGCGTGAGGATCTGATCGCGTTCACGCAGCTGATGATGCCTGACCCGAATTACGACGATGACGTCACCAAATCGCTGTACATGCCGCAGCAGTTTCACCGCGTCATCGGCCGTTCGCTGGAAGAGGTCGAGCGCGGCGACTACAGGAGGTTGATGATCAATGTCGGACCACGTTTTGGTAAAACAACTCTGGCATCTGCCATGTTTCCGGCCTGGTATGTCGGACGACACCCTGAGCGATCTATTATCGTTGCCACATACAACGAGCATTATAGCTGGGATCTGGGACGACGGGTCCGAGACATCATGGAAACGCCCGAGTACAAGCAGGTCTTCCCCGACGTCGAAATCAAGGTAGGCGCCAATGCGGTCAACCGGGTCCAGACAACTCGAGACGGTGTGGTTTTCTCGGTCGGCCGGGGATCGTCCATCACCGGCCGCGGCGGGCACTGCATCCTGCTTGACGATCCTATCAAGGACCGAACCGAAGCTGATAGTATGCTGGTGCGGGAAAAGCTGTGGACCTGGTACAATCAGGTGCTCCGTACACGCCTCATGGATTCTACCGGCACCATCGTGATCGTTCAGACCCGATGGACCGAGGACGACCTCGTCGGCCGGCTGATCGACCCGATGAACCCCTACTACAACCCCGAGGAAGCCAAGGGCTGGCGCAAGATCGATCTGCCGGCGCTGGCTGAAGACAACGACATCCTCGGCCGTGCGCCCGGCGAGCCGCTGTGGCCGGAACGGTTCACCAAGGAATATCTGGAAGAGATCCGCGCTACCGACCCGCGCGGCTTTTCCGCACTGTATCAAGGCAAGCCGTCGCCGCAGGGCGGCGCGTTCTTTCAGTCAGCCGACCTCGTCCCCTACAACAAGATGGACGACATGCCGTCCTGGACCAAGATGCGGTTCTACGGCGCCTCGGACCACGCCGTCTCCACCGATCGCGTGGCCGACAAGACCTGCCTGATGGTCGTCGGCGTCGATGAGAAGGACAACATCTGGATCATGCCTGACGTGGTCTGGGCCAAGCTCGACAGCCACGCCGCGATCGAGGGCATGATCGCGCTGATGAAGAAGTACAAGCCGCAGTTCTGGTGGGCCGAGGGCGGCTCCATCACCAAGTCGATCGGCCCGTTCCTGCGCAAGCGGATGGTCGAGAAGCAGGTGTTCTGCGCCATCGATCCGATCAACCCGGCCGCCGACAAGCAGCAGCGCGCGCAGTCCATTCAGGCCCGCTGCTCGATGAAGATGGTGCATTTCCCGGCTTTCGCCCGCTGGTGGGCCGACGCGCAGGACCAGATCCTGAAATTCCCGCACGGCGCCAAGGACGATTTTGTCGACGCGCTCGCCCTTATTGGGTTAGGACTAGCAAAGATGCATGGCCGGACCCGTAACCGGCCGGTTGAACCGGACATCAAGGAAGGCTCGTTCGCCGAGATGTTCCAGCAGACCCGCCAGCGTGAAGGCCAAAGCCGCCGGGCCAGGAGCCTACAGGGATGGTAGACACCTTCGACAACGCCATGATGGGCATGTTCTCGGGTGACAGCCCCGACGCCTCCAGTGCGCCGGATCTCAATCCGCACACCGGCCAGCCCAACACCATTCCCCGCAACCAGCCCGATCCGCCCGATCGGCGCCGCAGGTTGGTGACGCACTGGACCAGCAAGGTCAAGAAGGCGAAGCGGTACTGGAAGCCCTCTTTTGATCGCATGCGCGAAGATCAGGAGTTTGCCTTTGGTAAGCAATGGTCCAAGGACGCCGCGGACAAGCGGTACGTCGCCAACCTCACGCTTCGGCTGGTGGCTCAGAAAACTGCGTTTCTCTATGCCAAGAACCCGAAGGCCGTGGCCAAGAAGCGGCCTCGGCTTAACGCGACATCCTGGGACGAATCGCAGACCACGCTGACCCAGCTGATGCAGTCCGGCGCCATGATGATGCAGCAGGCGCAGCAGGCCCAGATGATGGGCGGCATGCCGGGCGCGCCTCCCGGTGGCGGCGGCATGCCCGGCGGCCTGCCGCCGGAGATGATGGGCAGCGTGATGCAGGCCGCCTCCGGGGCGCTCGGCGGCGCGATGCCGACGGCGACCCAGAATACCTCAATTGACGCTCTGATGGCCGGCGGCGCTCCTTCCGCCCCACCAGGTGGCGCGCCTGGCGGTTTTGGTGGGCCGCCAGGCGGCAGCCTGAACGCGATCTCGGCTGCCGTCGGCAGCCAGCTTGGTGGCGCTACCATGCCCGGCATGGGCGCCGGGCCGATCCCCGGCGCCATGAGCGGAGGCTCCGGCCTCGGCGACCAGCTCGGCATGGCCGCCGCGGCGGGCGCCGCGCAGGGCGTAGTGCCGCCCGGCTCGCCGATGATGGCGCAGGCGGTAGGCTCCGGCCTCGACATCATGATGGACGCCGCGCGCGTCAAAAACGAAAACATGATGATGGACAAGCTGGCTCGCACACTGGAGCTGCTTTACGCCTACGAGGTCGACAACCAGCCGCATCCCTTCAAATCCATGCTGAAGATGACGGTGCGCCGTGCGGTTACCAATGGCGTGGCCTACGTCAAGCTCGGCTACGAGCGGGTGATGGCGCAGCGGCCGGATCTCGAAAAGGGCATCGCCGACGCCAACGAGCGCCTTGCCACGCTGGAGCGCCTTGCCGCCGACGCCGCCGACAACATCACCGACGACAACGACAAGGAGGCCGAACAGCTCAAACTGCTGCTGGCCGACCTGATCAAGGCGAAGGGCGCGGTGGTCCGCGAGGGCCTGACCTTCGACTACCCGCAGTCCACCAAGATCATCCCCGACATCAAGTGCATCGATCTCAGAAACTTCGTCGGCTCCGATTGGGTGGCCGAGGAGTACCTGCTCTCGACGCTGGAGATCGAGGAGATCTACGGCGTCGATGTTCGCGGTCACTGCACCGAGTACGGCGACAGCGACGACGCCAAAGACCCGGTCCAGCTGATGAGCGATTGGTCGACCAGCAAGGACAAGGACCAGCGCGACGACAAGAACGCGATCGTGTGGGAGATCTACTCGCGCAAGGACGGCCTGGTCTATGTGATCTGCGACGGCTACCGCGAGTTCCTGCGGGAGCCGATGTCGCCGGAGATATACAACGAGCGGTTCTTCCCGTGGTATGGCCTGCTGTTCAACGGCATCGAGGACGAGAGGGAGCTGTACCCGCCGTCGGACGTGCGGCTGATCCGCGACATGCAGCTGGAGTATAACCGCTGTCGCGAGGGTCTGAAGGAGCAGCGCATCGCCGGCCGGCCCTTCATCGGCGTGGTGGCCGGCGCGCTGGACGCCGGGGATCTGGAAAAGATCACCAACCGCGAAGCCAACGCGGTGGTCGAGCTGAACGCGCTACAGCCCAACCAGGATATCAAGCAGCTGTTGCAGGCTTACGCCGGCGCCGGCGTCGACCCCAACCTGTACGAGGTCAACCCGATCTACGAGGACATCCTGCGCACCACCGGCATTCAGGAGGCCAACCTCGGCGGCACCAGCAACACCACGGCGACCCAGAGCCAGATCGCCGAGGGCAGCCGCATGACCAGCATGGGGTCGAATATCG